GAGTCGTATATTGATTTGCTTTCCACGGCCGCTGCACGAGACACAGCCATCCAGGCCGTAACTGCCAAGTCTATACGGTCGCGGGATTTCCCTTTGTGCATGGTGCGATTCCCGGCGCTATCGGTATTGATGGCGACGTTTTCCAGGCACCATCGCAGCACGGGCGAGTCCCACTTGACGTGTCGGCCGATGATTGCGCGCTCCAGCACGTTCAAGGCCGGGCTTTGCGTCAACCAGCCTTGGCGCATCGTCGCGGTTATAAAGCCGGCGTCAGTCAATGGACTGAGAACGGGCGCGGCATAAGCAGGGTCGAAGGCGATCTCCCGCACATCGTGATCGGCACAAAGCTGACGAATGTGGTCCTCGATCACGCGATAATCGATGGTGTTGCCGGGTGTCGGGATAATCCAGCCGTCTTTGGCCCACTGCGGGTACGGCACAGAATCCCGATCCGCCCGCGCTTGCAGGTTGTCGGCCGGAACGAAACCCCACGCCTTCAAAATGAAGTCGTCACCATCGGGGAAACACGCCAACACCGCGGCAATGTCCGTCGTGCTCGCCATATCTCCCGCGATCCAGCACGGCTTGCCCTTTAGCGACGCAAGGTCGATCTCGGTCTTGCCTTCGTCGAAAACGTTCATGTCCACGAATGGCGAAAGTGAATTGTCCTGTCGAATGCCAAGATAGAATTGCTCGAACGCCGCGCGATCAGCGGGACGCTCGCGGGCCTCTTGTGCAAGTTGCCGGAGCGATGGCAGGTCCGGATAGCCGTACTGGAGACCCGGCAATAACTTGCGCCACGTCGCCTCGTCGTCCCACGCATCGTCTTTGCCGGCTTCGAACACGATCGGCAGAAAGTGCGGGTTGACGATCTCGCCGGACTGCACCTTTTTCGCGTACTCATAGATCGGATAGTCGGCGCTTTCGTTGCCACGGCCAGCGGTGGTCGCGACGATCAGAAGCGATCCCGCAACCTTGGTCGCGCCCGTTCGCATCGCGTGCCAAAGTTCGGCCTTGGCATGTGCCCATATCTCGTCGACTAAGATGAAATTTGGCGAAGCGCCGTGCTTCTTTTTGCCGTCGCTGCTGACCGCCTCAAAGCGCGAGCCCGTTGCGATATGGATAACCCGGTTTTTCGAGTCTACCTGCCGCGCACCCTTGGCCAGTCGCGGATTGACGTCGATAATGCTCGCGGCTTCCTCGAACGCAATGCGCGCCTGGTTACGATCTGCTGCGGCAACGAAGTTCTGCCCGGCTCGTACCTTTTCGGGACCAAAAGTGTGCAAAAGCAACAGCGCGGCCGCCAGGGAAGTCTTTCGAGAGCCCTTGCCAACCTGTAGGTAAACCGTGCGAACGAGCCGTGCGCCCGCGCTATCGGTCGGGCCGTATATCCGGCGCACGATGCGCTCGAACGGCGGATCAAGTTGAAATAGTCGGCCAGGCAGCGTCGACTTCGGATGCTTCAGCTTCCGGAGCGCCACCACGGCCCGCTCGCCACGTCCCGCAGGGTCCGCGATCGGCGAATTGTCGAACAGCCATTCGTTACCAGTCGCCACCATCGTCACTTTCAGCGTCGCTGCGCACCGCCGGCCGGGACCGACTAACGGGCGTTAAACCGAGTTCTGCCGCCGCCCGGCGCGCACTGGTCATCGCTTCCGCCTGAATCGCGGTCGCAGGATGCCGCTTGAGGCCCTTTTCCGTCACAACGACGCGGCCTTCGTCCTGCAGAGTGCGCTCCATCTGCCGCACGGTGCCCATGGACACGCAGTAATTTTCCAGTGCGCCAAGATCGGTCACGGTCAGGATTTTGCGCTGGCGCAGCACCGGAAACACCCGGCGCCACTCTGTTTTGGCCTCTGGAGACAGCCATGCCGGCGCCGAACGGTTGCGTTGGATCGCATCGTTATCAATGACCAAGATTGGTTTAGTGCCGCGCATTATTCGTCCCGTTCATCCGTGACGACGGGCTCGACTTCCTCGGCGAACAGCACGTCGAAATCGTAGTCCAGGAGCGGTCCTGTGCGTGCCTGTTGACGAAATTCCCGCGCGGTGAGGCGCTCGCGCGGTGGCTTGTCTCGATTGGGTGTCATGGCGCAATCCCGTAACTCAGCGTCCGCAACTCCAGCCCGGACCGCCGGCCGATCTCTTTCGTCTCTTTGATGTTGTGAATGACACCCTGATAGATGATGCGATCGGCGAGCGTGATGCCGTCCCGCCACCACGTCCTAAAGACAACAACCGTTTCGTCTGACGCGCCCGCGCCGCGAATGTATTCGTCAGTGCTGGCCTGGATGATCTGCGCGCGCAATGTGACCATGTCCGCCCACGTTTCGGTTGGCGTGCCGTAAGCGTCGATCGTGGTGGTGACGCGCTGAATTACGATGGTGCGATCCATCCTGCCGGCCATCATATCGTCACCGACCAGCGTTGTTGAATTAGGCACTCAATGACCATGACGCCGTGGCTGGTTTCACCGTCCGGATCGCGCAGAAACCGGGTGCTCTCGACGTGGCAATCCGAACAAACGAAGTCCGGGTCCGCAAGGTCGAGCCGCGTCACACGCCCGACAGCGCGGCGGATTGCTCCGCTTATCGCTTTCACCCCGACAAGGGACGTTTCCTTTTTGAAGATGTGCAGCGTGGAGAACACCCTGATGTAGTCTCGTTGAATGGTTATGGCCTGGTCGACGACCTGGTCCTCGCCAAGGATAATTGAGGGACTAGGCGCGGGCCGCTGGTTGTGATCGAGAATGTTGGCGGCCGGGACCAACGCCGTTACCGCCGCAGTCGCAATGAACCGGGCGCGCAATGCCTTTTGAACTGAGAGCGAAGGATCACTCACCCCAACTCCAATTTCGGTTGTTGTTGATGATGTCGCAGACACCGAGCGGCATCTCCGCGGCCGTCACACCGACCAGGGTGGCCTCGCGGTTCGCATAGAAGTGTCCAACCATCATGAGCACGGCGTGGTCGACCGACGCGTCGACGTAGGAAAACAAGTCGGCCCGTCCGGTTTGGCCGATGATGAAGTCCTCCGCAGCCGCGATCAGTCGCGTCACGAGCGCATCGTCATCCGACGTCGTCAAATTCAGTTGCGCTTTGGCTGTTGCGAGGTCTACGGCCATTTCAGAAAAAATCCCAATTCGAAAAAATACCGCGTGTTGGAGGGGGACCGGTCAAAGCGAGTTTTGTGGAAGTCGCGACCCACCCCCGGTGCGCTTCTCGATCGATTGCTTCCAACTGTTGTGACAGTGCATGCATAGCGCTTGGTGGTTGCTGCTATCCCAGAACAGCCGCGTGTCACCACGGGGTTGAACGATGTGATCCACTGCATGAGCAGCGGAGTCGCAACGAACACACCGCGGATGCTTGTTCAGGTACGCGATACGATACTTCTGCCATTCACCCATTGTAGCCGCGCGCGCTAGCACTTGGGCGCCGTGCATCGTGCTCACGCTTCCGCTGTATCTGGCAAGGGCACGTTGCAGTGAAAGCAACGCGGTTACCACATGAGCAGATACGAGAAGCACGAGTAGGCATGACACTCTCAATGGTGGGGAAATGGACGTCGCTGGCTGAAGAGCAACGTCCATCCCAACAAGCCGCCACGCCACCCTTCGTTGCGGCCGATTAGTGGTTACTGCGGCGGGTTCGCGGTCGGTGCGCTTGCTGCCGCGCCTTGCACCCAAATGCCGGCCAAAAACATGCTGGTGTTTGCGGCGGGAGTGACGGTGGCTTGAATGTAGCGCTTGCTGCCTATGTAGCCGATCTTCCGGCACTCATTGGCGTCGGCGGCTGCGAAGCTGGCGAGGGCGGGAGTGCCAACCAGGTCGGTTGCGGCAACCGCACTGGCGCCGGCCATCGCGGGGTCGTTCGATTCGGTGACTGCTACGGTGTATGACGTGCCGCCGGCCAAGGCGCCCGCGACGAGCGCCAGGATCGCGCCGCCGAAGCCGAGCGTGTCCAAGATGGTGCTGGTTTGAACGGCGTTGGTGGTGACGGCCGCGACAGGCGGAAAGGCCTGCTTGAAGTGTAAGTTTGAAGCGAGATCGCGCATTGTGGTTTGTCCTTGTGAAAGAGGGAAAGGAGGCGCGGGTTACGCGCCCCTGTTGATTGGATTAGGAGGTCGCGATCTTGAGCTTGCGCAGCGCTTCGGACTTGCCGACGCCGCCAGCAACGCGGCGACGACCGTGAAAGCGCGTGAAGCCGTTGGTTGCTTGGCTGTAGGGGTCGCGAAGGATCGAAAGGCTGATGCGGTCGAAGATGCGATAGCCGTTTTGGAAATCGCCGAAGATAATCGGGAACGTGTTGGTCCCAATGTCCGGCATATCAACGGCCTCGACCACAGGGCGGCCAAGGATCGTCGTAATCGGGCTGTTGTTAAGGTTCCCGATGTTGACCAAATAGTTTCCGGTCGTGTCCTTGAACTTGCGAACAGCACCTAGCGTGGTCGCGTTCATCATCCACACGCCATTGACGCGATAGGGCGCCTTGATCGCGTGATAGAGATCAATGAGCGCATCGGCTGGGTTGGTCGCGGCGAAGTTGCTCGCCGCGCCGGAGGGCGTGTACGTGATCGTGGTGTCGCTCATGAAGCCGGCCGGCTGGAGCTGACTGGCACCGCCAACAAATGCAGCGCCCTCACGGTAGCCCATATCTTCGCCGAATTCGAATGAGAGCAGCGCGGCGACGTCGAAAGTGGAATCCTCCAACATAGCATTGGAGACGTCGACCCATGCGGCCAGTTCGCAGACGGGATAACGGGACTGCCCAAAGGTAACGGTCCCTTCCGGCCGCGCGCCGGTTTCACCGACCCAAGACGAGGTCAGGCCCGAAGTCCTTTTCGGCCAACGCACCTCGGGACTTCCAGTGCTCAGCACGCGAGCGACGGAACGGACCGGAGAGAATAGCACGACGTTGCGGTCGATCTCTTGCTGCAAGGCGCTCGGCGCAAGATAGCCGCCGGCAGTATCATCCGATACGCGAAGCGACTTCACTTCATCGGCGCCAAGCGATTCCTTGCCCTTGCGAAGGAAAGTGTCGAACGACTTGGCTTCAACCGCGTCGACTTCTTTCTGGTCCTTGCTGTCGATACCGGCCGGGCGATTGGCCTTGGCTTCGACCGCGGCGAGCCGTTCGAGCAGCCTGGCGTCGGTACCCTTGCCCTCAACAGCCTTCAGGCGATCGTCGACGCTCTTTTGGAGGTCGGCCAGGGCCTTGGTGACGATTTCGGTGGGGTCGACTTCGCCGTCCTTTAGTTCGATCGCGCCGGACAACATGCGCGCCTTGTGCTGATGAATCATAGTTCTCTCACTTTCGGGTTAGGGCCGCAGCGGCCCGTTGAATCGCCTCGGCGAGCGCAATGGCTTCCGCTGCGGATTTCGCACTTTGGATACGGGCTCCCGGATGCATGGGAATCCCGACCAATGAAATTTCGACGAGTTCGAGCGCCCGGATATCGCGCCCACCACCCTTGCGGGCGAAGGCCTTCTTGGTCACGAAGCCGATGCTGACACCGGTGATTGCCTTGGCCTTGACCAGGGCGTGCACTTCGCGAGCGCGCGGAACGTCGTCGATCAAAAGCCGGCCCTTGGCCTGCAATCCCATCTGGCCTTCGTCGATCTGGTCCCATACGCCAACGGGGTCATTGGGTCGGTGTCCAAATAACATTGGCAACGGTGCTTTGCTGGTCGCGAAGGCGCCTTTGTGAATCCAATCGCCGACACGATCGCCGGAACCGAACGGCCAGGCCAACGCGGTGATGGCGCCGGCATCGTCTACGCTCAGGTTGGCTTTGAATTCGAAAACGGTGTTCAAGTCTGCTCCTCGACAAATGGCGCGCGCAAGAAATACGGGACGCGGCTAGCGGCGAAGGCCTCAGCCTGTTCGCGTATGAATGTCATGGTGGTCAGGAGCCGAACGACGTTGGTAAAGCTGAACGGTTCGTCCTTGCCGTCGCGCTTGACGCGCCAGCCGACGACACACCTGGCCAAGCGATCGATGTCCATCCGATCGTAATCGCTGGCAGGTGGCCGATGACCGCGGTACGCCATCAATTCGTCTTGCATCTTAAGGCGGGCACGCCGTGCGGTGTCGCTGTCAGGGCCGGCGATCGTTAGGACGATGTCGGGCATCGACTCGCCTGTCACGGGATGCTTCGCCACCAAGTCCGCGCCGCGGTCCTGGCCTTCAACGAGGTCGTCGAGGTGCGCGAGATCGGTCATACCGGGGCATCCACTTGAGCGTCTGGCACGGTGACCGGTTTGACGTTGATGTTTCTATTTCCGAACTTCTCACCGCCCGCGTAAGGCGGCAGATCGAGCCAGGCGCGGCCCTCGTTCGGATTGAGCGTCTCGCTGGCAATCAGGCTGTTGACCGCTGTCGCGCGCTCCACGAGCGACGCGCGGGTCAAATCGTCGCGCTCAAACTTGATTCTGTACGTCTTGCGCTCGTCGTCGTTGAAGAGCGCGCGACGCATGCAGCCTTCCAGCGCGTGCAGCCACGGTTCCATGGTGTACGTCAAAAATTCTTTGCCGCCTTGTTCTGCGTTTTTCCAGGTTGCTCTGCCCAGTTCATAGAGCATCTGCGGCGGGACTCGGAACGCGCGCGCCACTTCCATGTTCTGATAAGTTCTGTTTTCGAGGAACTGCGCATCGGTGCTCGATAGGGTCAGCGCGTTGAACGTGGCCTCGTCCCAAAGGATCGGCGTCTTGCCGGCGTTGTCGGCACCCTCGAACGCGCCTTTCCAGGCTGCTCGCATCTTCTGCAGACCGGTGTCGCCCAAGCCTTTCTTCATGCCGATCCAACCCGACGGTCGTGAACCGTTCTTGAATAGGTTCTTGGCGTGCGTTTCCAGCAGCGTCGCGACTGTGATTGCGGAGATCGCCATCGAGAGCGGGCTGCGGCCAAATGGCGATCGGAGGTGAATCACGTCCGCGGAGTCGATCTCGACGCCCGCAAGTCGGTAGACCGGCTCGCCCGTGTCCCATCGATACTGAACGGACAACCGGCCAACCGGGAGCAGGATGATTTCGCGGACTTCGCCGCCGACGCGATTGATCCACGCCAAGCCGCCCTGGTCGTCGGTCAATGCTCGGATGACGAGGTCGCGGATAAACTCAAAGGTGCTGGTCCAAGGGTTGGGGGCGTCTGCAAGCAACTGCGCGATGGGGTGCGTTCGCTCCGGCGTCTCGGTGCCGTCGTCGGCCACCTTGACGACGTTGAGGTCGAGGGTCGCCGCTGCTTCGGATATGGCGCGGAGGGCGGCGCTGGTGGCCGGGAGGGCGAGCGCTTCGCCCCGGGAGCAATCGCCGATGGAGGTGGCGCCAAACAGCGACAGGAGCCAAGGTGTTGGATCGGTGATTGTCGAGGTATCGTCGGACTTGGTACGCCAGAAACGCATTGACCAGTATATGCCTGATCGCGGCCGATTTTAACAGTGGGGAAACCTAGGCAAACCTAGGCAGACCTAGGCTGCAATCGCTTTCTTGGTCGTCAACCACCGCACCAGCGCCGATTTCAAAACGAAATAGCGCTTGCCGTCGGGCTTCGTGATCGGACAATCCGCTAGCTTTGCCCACTCGGGCGACACGCGAGCGATCTTTGCGATTGCAGGCGCGCCCCACGTCGCCTCCTCGCGCAGGTTAATTT